GCCGAGGCGAACGGGTTTCGGTTCGCGCCTGGCGACTACACGGCGGCGCGTCGAGTCCGCCGCGGCCGGATCCGGTTGCCCGCAAAGGTCGATTCGGTCACCTCGGTGTCCGGTGTGGATGAGCGAACCGGGCTGGCAACCCCGCTCACCGGCTGGACGCTGGCCGGTAACACGGTGTACGGGGTGGATGCCTGCATGGCCATTGTCGAATTCACCGTCACAGCTGCGGTTCCTGCGACGGTCGTCGCATTGGTTGCGGGTGTGGTGGCCGCGACGGTCACGGGACCGGTAGCCGGTGCGCAGTCGATGGGCGCAGGGCCGTTCACGGTGAGTTTCGTCGACGGAACCGGCCGGGTGTGGCTGTCGAAGTCGGACAAAGCGATCCTGGCCCGGTTCCGGTCGCCGAAACCGGCGATAGAACTGGTCGTGTGAATGTTCGGCCTGCCGGTCATCGCGGAACAGGTGACCCGTCATCGTGGCGGTGGCCGTGACGAGAACGGCAGGCTCATCCCCAGCACGTCGACGTCGCTGACGGCTATCGGAGTGGCCCCGGGCGCCGGTAGTGAGCGGCTGGAGCGTGGCCGTGACGGCGAGGACATCGCCTACACCGCCTACTTCCCGACCGGCACCGACCTTCTCAGCGCCGATGAGCTGACGCTGCGCGGGCAGCGGTTCCGCATCGTCGTCAACGAATGGCGCACCACACCGCCGCTGCCCGGCGGCCTGGAGGTGCTCTGCATGCGGGCTCAAGGATGAATTTCCAGCTCGACCTCAACGGCGGCGCTGAGGTGCTCAAGGAGATCGCGGCCGCCCATATCGCCGAACTGGGTAATCAGCTCGCCGCCGCAGCCGGTAAGGACGCCACGGTTGAGCTGCTCGTCACCGACCGCGCCAAGGCGCGGGTCAGCGTTCCGGCGGAGTTGCAGGCCAAAGACGGTGTGCTGACCCGCGCGGCCGCCGAACTCGGCCTGGAGGTGCGGCCGGCCCCGGTTCGCAAACGCAAGCCCCGCGCCGAGGGTGAACCGGCCCGCAAGCGCACCCGGCGCAGGAAGACCGCCAAGTGACCCGCGAGCCGGTCGACGTGGCGCGCCTGGTCAAAGACTGGCTCAAGACTGATCTGGCGGCCCGGTTCCCGGAGCTGTCGGTGCGCCTCGAGCTGCCCGCGGACTGGTCGCTGGGGTCCGATCCGGTGCTGATGGTGGCCGACGACGGCGGACCGCTGGATGACTGGCCGGTGGCGACGGCACCGTCGATCCGGGTCACGTCGTGGACGTCGGGCCGGGACACCACCTACGCCTACGCCGCGATGGCCCGACTGCTCACCGCTCGTGTTCCCGGTGTGGCCGCGGTGCTGCCCGGGACCGCGTTCCTCGAGGCGCGCGACTCTCGGACGGGCGGGGACCTCACGTCGTTCACCGTGGCGACCAAGGTCCGCCTCCGTGAGCCCGAGATAACGACCGCGCCCGGTAGTTCGACGCTGCCCGCCGTGCTGCCGTTCGTCCTCGGGTAGCGCACACAGTATTCGGCCCCAGCCCGGTCCCGGGTGGGGAGTTCCCAACGCCCGCAAGGGCAATGCACCGCCCTTGAAGGAGGGAAAAATCGCATGGCCATCAATCCCGACGCCTCCCTGATCCCAGACGAAGCCGAAGTGTGGTTTGTCCTCAAGGCTGATGTCGCCGACATCGCCGACTACATGCCCACCGATCCGACCGATGACCTCGAAGCGCTCGGATGGGAGGAAGTCGGACTGATCGACGACGCCAAAGGCATCTCGCTCGATCCGTCCGGCGAGATCAAGGAATTCGACGCCTTCGGGCACCCCGCGTTCCGGGTGAAGTTCAAGAAGGGCAAGCTGAAGTCCGGGTTCACCGCGCTCGAAACGAACTCGGTGACAAAGAAATTCGTTCTCCCGGGATCGGCGTCGAACAAGCGGGGTGTTCCCCGCGACGTGCAGGGGTATCTGCTGTACCGGTTCGTGGATGAGGAACGGGCTACGGCGTGGGTGCAGCTGCGTCCGGCGCTCATCGAGCTGAAAGGTCACGGCGGCATCATCGACGGGGAGCTGTCCTATGCGGAGCTGACAGTGCATCACACCGCCGACGCGAACCGCGACGTGTTCCAGGTGGTGGACTACACGGCCGATGACACGGTGAAGACGTTCACGATCGCCGGGGGCGTGACGTCCTACACCGTGACCGTGGACGGGCAGACCACGGCGTCGATCGCGACGAAGACCGCGGCGGCGTTGCAGTCCGCGTTGCGTGACCTGTCAACGGTGGAGGCGCTCGACGTGCCCGGCGTGACGGTGACCGGCCCCAGCGGCGGGCCGCTGGTCGCCACGTTCACCGGGACTGTGACCACGGTGTCGGCTACCGGTACCGGCGGGACGGTCACCGTCTCATGACGGCGGCGGCCGAGAATCCGATCCCGATCAACGCGCCACGCCCCCAGGATCACAAGGCGAAGAAGTCCGCGCAGGCACGCCAGGCCGAGGCGGACGGCTACGTCGACATCGAGCAATGCGGCGTGACGCTGCGTATCCCGATCGCGGGCAAGGTGCCACTCAAGGCGTATATGGCGTTCAAGAACGGCGACGAGATCGGCGGCACCGAGGCGTTGCTTGGGGCTGAGCAGTGGGCGGCGTTCCTGGCCACCGAGCCGACTGTCGACGACTTCGCCGCGGTGGGGCAGAAACTCACTGATCTGGTGGGAAACTAGTTGGCCTCCTCGCGCTGCTCGATGAGCACGGCGACGAGATAGAGGCCGACCTGCAGCGCTTCTACCAGCTCGACCTGTGCGACTTCTACCGCGGTGACCTCTCGGTGCGCCGGCTGGGTGTCCTGGTACGGCAGCTGCCGGCCGAGTCGAGGCTAGCTACCGCGCTCAACGACGGACTCCCGGTGTGGGGTACCACCGATCATCTGCTGGCCGACCTGTGGGCGTTGACGGCGCGGGCGCATTCCGAGAAGGACTCACTACCAGAGTCATTCGACCATCCGGCCCGGGCCGAGATGACCGTCAAAGCGAAAACCGAACACCTCAAAGCGCTCAAAGAGAAGTACCGGAAACGCAAAGCTCAACGGCGACAAAACAAGGGGAGGTGACGCGATGACGACCATAGGTTACGCGACTCTGCAGATCATCCCCTCCCTCAAGGGCGTGACTGACGCTATCGACAAGCAGATTGACGGCAAGGCCGTTGAGATCATCGTCGAGCCGAAGGTCGACCCGAAGGCCGCCGACACCGCCGGTAAGAAAACCCGCGAGCAGGTTGAGAAGCACACCAAAGAAGTCAGGGTCGAACCTAAAGTCGACCAGGCCGCCAGCCAGAAGACCGGGAAGGCGATCGGTGAGGCGATCACCGCCGGCCTGGAAGGTGTCGGCGTGGGTGCGGGCCGCACCATCGGTGAACGGCTGTCGGCGAACATGTCGGAGTCAATGAAGCGCACACTGCCCGCTATCGGCGGCGCGGTGGGTGGCATGTTGGGGGCGACGATCGGCCAAGGTCTGGCCAATGCGCTTAACTCGGAACGGCTCGCCAAGGCGGGGCAGGCCATCTCCAGCGGGCTGACGAAGGCGGTGGAGAAAATAAACCCCGGCTTGCAGATCGCGAAAACGGTCGGCAACGGCATATCCGGCGGGGTCGACAAGGTCACCGCCGGTTTCGCCAACATCACCGCCGGGGTGTCGAACCTAAAGGACATGCTCGGGGAGGATTCTTTCGCCGCGGGACCTTTGGATGCTTTCTCGGGTGCGCTGGCGAAAGTCGCCCCCATCATCGAGGCCGTGACCGTCGCTCAGACCCTGTGGAATGTCGCCATGTCGGCGAATCCGATCGGGCTGGTGGTGATCGCGATCGGCGCACTGGTCGCGGGCCTGGTGTGGTTTTTCACGAAAACTGAGCTGGGGCAGAAGATCTGGAAGGGCTTCACCGAGTATTTGAAGGTGGCGTGGGAGGCCATCAAGGTTGCGTTCAGCGCTGCGTGGGATGTCATCAAAGCCGTGTGGGAGGCGATGGTCACCAAAGCCGGCGAAGTGTGGAACGGCATTAAGGACGCGTTCGGCAACATCGTCGACTTCTTCGGGAGCCTGCCCGGCAAGATCGCGACCGCCGCGTCGGGTATGTGGGATTGGCTCAAGGACGGGTTCAAGTCGGCGCTGAACTTCATCATCGACGCCTGGAACGGGTTCCGGCTGGAACTGAAGGTGCCATTCACTGATTCAACATTCACCATTGATACGCCCGACCTTCCGCGGCTGTCCGGTGGCGGCTACACCGGGAACGGCCCTGCCGGCCGGATAGCCGGGGTGGTGCACGGCGGTGAATACGTCATCCGCAAGTCGTCGACCGATCGGCTACAGGCCAACTACCCGGGGCTATTGCCGATGCTGAACGGCTACGAGTCCGGCGGGCTGGTCGCCGGAACGGCGGAACTGCGCAGGATCATCAGCGAGCGGTTCGGCATCACCGACATCGGTGGGTGGCGGCCGCGGGACAAAGCCGGGGAGCATGTGACGGGCCGCGCCCTGGATGTGATGGTCGGCAATGACCGGGCGAAGGGTGACGCTGTGAAGGCGTTCGCGTTGGCCAACGCCGCGGCGATTGACCTGAAATGGGTGATCTGGCGCCAACACCTCACCTATGCGAATGGCACCGGCTACGACCAGCCCGACCAGGGCAACCCGACCGCCAACCACATGGACCACGTACACATCTTCTCGGGGCCGGGAATCACCAACGGGCTACGCGGCGCGCTGGGCGGGCTGGGGGTCAAACCCGCCATGCAGGCACCCGCAACCGCTCCCACGCCGACTCCCGCCGTTCCTGCGGTCAGTCCCGCGCCCGACACAGCAACCACCCCAGCGGCATCGTCGTCCTCGTCGAGCGTGAGTATGCCGTCGTCGTTCTCCGGGCTGGCCGGTTGGGGGCTCAACGCGCTGCCGAACCCGACTGCGGGCCTGCCCGATGAGAGCCCTTGGAAGCAGGATAGTGCGAAGAAGTTTGCCGAGGCCGGCGCTGCCGCGGTGTCCGGTCAGGTGGCTTCTGCGCTCAACGTTTTCGGCATCCCCGACGCGCCGCCGTTTCTGCAGGCCATCTCCCATTTCGTCGGTGGTATCAAGGTGGGCCGCACCGGCGGGTCGGCGGCCCCGGTGTCCGCTACCCCGATCATCCGGGGGGCGCCCGACGTCGGCGGTATGGCCGGTGCGACGAACGGGAGGCCCGCCTCGGTGACCAACTACAACATCCGCACCGCACTCACCGAGGACGCTTTCATCGCGGCGCAGCGCAAAGAACGTGAACGCGCCGCTGCGAGAACGATGAGGTGGTAGGTGGCGGTAGCGACAATCACCCTGGAATCGTCCAACGGTGACTCGGTGGTGGTGTCCGCACCCAACGACGACTACCTCGACGACGACATCATCCTGGACACCGACCCGCAGGGCGTTTATGACACCGGTTTCACGGTGCGCACCCAGTCGGGGGCGTTCGAGCCGGGCGGGCGGATCGTCGGGGAATCCATCCCGATCCGCGAACCCGTCCTACCATTCTGGCTGACCCCCGCATCACGGCCGAGGTTTCAAAAGCTGTGGGGCACACCGGGAAACTTCCGCAAGGTCAAATACCACTACGACGGGCCGTCCGGGAGGCGCAGCCTGACCCTGAAGCTGGCCAAGGAAATTCAGTACACCACTGAGGACGGTTTCGACGCCGACATAGACCAGACGTATCACGCGGTCGTGTCGGCGCTCGCCGTCAACCCGATGTACGAGTCGGCCGAAGACGTCGCCGAATGGGTGAACCCCGGCAACTGGGCCGTCTACATCGCCGCCACCTCAGGCACGTTCAAACTCGGTTTCGCCGGTGTGCTGACCGATCCCATCGCCTATAACGCTTCGGCCGCGACGATACAGACGGCGCTAGAAGCCCTGCCGGCATTCGAGCCGGGTGACGTCACCGTGACGGGCACCGCTCAGGAGTTCACCGTCCTCACCCCGTCCGACATCCCCGGCGAGCTGACCGTCGACAGCGCCGCCCTGGCGCCGATCTCCTTCAGTCTCACCCTCGGTGAGCTGAACTTCACCCTGACCGTAGGCGGGGAGACGACCGCTCCGATAGCATTTTTCTCGTCGGCATCGACGATAAAAGAGGCGCTGGAACAGCTTTCGACGGTCGGTGAGGACGGGGTCAGCGTCTCAACCACATGGTTCGGTTTCACGCTGGGGTTCGTGTCCGGCCCGCTCAACGGTTTTCTGGCCGCCCTGTTCAGCGGGCAGTCCACGGCCGGGTTCCACGTCGCCCGCGTGGTCAACCAGCCGAACACCGGCTGGTTCGAGGTGTGGAACCCCACCGATCAACCGCTGTGGCTGGAATGGACGTTCGACCCGGCGCTGGCGTGGCGGTTCCCAGATTTCGGTTTCGGACAAGAGCGCAAATGGGGCCGTGCGGTAGGGCAGGACGCCGCCCGCATGATCGTCAGTCCCGAACTCGAACAACTGCTTTCGGTGATGTCCGATCCGTTCATGGACACCTATGTCAGCGCCGATTTGTCGAACGCGGCCGGGTTGTTCAACGGTGTCGAGCCGCTCTACGCCGTCCCGCCGTACACGGGTACCGAGGAAGCTCCGGTGGTGGTGCCGGTGGTGTGCCTCGGGCCGGTCGCTGCGACAGCGACGCTGCGGCAAAGACGTTTTTGGTCGGCAGAGTCCGGCCTCGAGGACACGCCGTGACAGCGACGTTCGCCGAGCCGTATACGGGTTCGGACCACGACGACTTCGTCGCGTGGGCGCGCGAAGTGCGGGAGTACCGCATCGAACGCGCGCACGACCGCCCGCACATCCGGCTGTATGACGGGGACTGGGTGTACCGCGGCACCGTGTACGGCGAGAACGCCGGCTCACTGAACATCATCGTCAACGAACCCGGAACCATCTCACTTCGCCTGCCGATCGACCTCGACGAGCCGCGCCGCACCTGGGCCGCGTTCTGGGCCTTGGATGAGGAAGCCCGCGGGACCAGCAACATCCACATCATCGTCGAGACGATGGGCGCCCGTATCGGCGGCCGGATGAAAGCGAAGAACGGTGTGCGGCTGGTACGCAACGCCGCCGGCGATGAAGTCATCATCGATTTCTTGGACGACATCGCCGAACTCCAATACGTGCACACCGCGGGAAACCCTTTCCTCCCAATATCTTTGATTCAGCAGCCAAAGGCGTGGATGCTGCTTATGCAGGCCGACCACGGGATTCTGCTGACGATGGCGGCGAACATGCCGCGCCTGCAGCTGGCCAACATTGATATCGGCGGCATCCTGGATCTGCTGGACCCCACGAACTGGACTGTCGAGGGTGCCACCGACGCACTCGGTGGGCTTTGGCAGCACTCGCAGATCGTGGTTAAGCCGCGCATCATCGGGGACTCGGCCGCGCCGCTGGCGCTGATCGTCGGCAGCATCCGCACGTCCATATTCGACGTCGCGGCCCCGATCGTCGAGGACGCCGAAATACAGTGGGATCTGCGGCGCTGGCTAGACGGTGACCCGGAGCCGTGGCCCGGCGCGGGCACGTGGTGGATACGCAACGGGACGCTGATCGTCGACCTCGTGGACAAGTCGGGTTTCCGTTCCGGCACCTCGCTGGGCGGGAACTTGTTGACGGGGCTCACCCGCACGGTTGCCGGGCTGCTGTCGAATCATGTCGAAGATAGCTACGACCTGTTCACGGGTGAGACCATCGACGAGACCGGCTACCGGCTGCCCGGGTTCCTGGGCACCGAGGCACCGCACCCGTATGTGATCTACCGTGACGGTGACATCACCGGCATTCAAACCAGCGAGTTCGCCCGTTCCCCGGGCGGCCCCGGGCGGATAACCGTGGGCGGCCAGTCGATGCCTGGCGTTAACGAATTGATAAGTGCGGCGATCAATTACGGCGGCGATGTTGCGGGGGACAACATCGATGCGGTCATCGCCGCCGGTTTGGGTGGCAGCGCCGGCTACACGTTGTCCGTGGGCTCGCTCGGCGGTGCTGCCGATGCGTTCCTCGCTCCGATCTACCGTGATTCGATCCTGGCGTACATGTCGGTGCCGCTGCTGGCGCGGGTCGCTAAGCAGGGCTGGGGTCATTACCTTGAGACCGCCTCGACGACTGTCACGCAGGCTTTCACCGCCGCATCCGTGATGGACCTGCGTGCGCGTCGCCGCGAAACCGACCCTGACACGGCGTTCACCTTGCAGGTCGCCAACGCGGCGCCGTGGCTGATCGGCGCCAACGGGTTCGGGCATTGGTGGCTTGGTGACCGTGTCGGCGGCACATCGAAGTATCTGATGCCGCGGGTGTTCGTGCGGCGCTGCCGAAACCTCGACATCGACTGGGACGTAAACGGGTTGAGGATAGACGCCAAGTTTGGCGACACCCGCCCCGAGGTCGACGGACTCGACCGGATAACCCGAATCATCACCCAGGCCATGTCCGGGCTGACACAGATAGGTTTGATGTGAGCGAACTTCCGTTGAGCCTGGAGTCGGCTAAAGCCATCGCGGACAAGGTTATCGGGGAAACGGTCATCCCGAAGAAGGTGCCCGCCGTCGATGACATCGACGGTCAGATCGCCGCGGTGGGTGCCGCGATGGCGGACGCGCTGATGACAGCTACAGAGACACCGCTGCACGTGCTCTCACCTGTGGTTGGGGCTCTGTCCGCGCAGCTCGTCGCGTTGGGGATCCGTCAGACCGAGCATGTCGACCAGGCCGCGGTGAACGCGCCGACGTGGGTCATTGACGGTATGCGCCAGGAGTCGGTGAAGCTGCCCGATCCGCCCGCGCATACCGAGGCGGAGCCATTCGTGGAGCGCACCGCGACCGCCCCGCCGCAGCCCCGGCGAATCAGTTCGGCCTCGCGGGCAGTTCGCCTGTGACCACCCCCGGTGGTGTCCCGAACCTGCCAACCGGCGCGCTGACCCTCGACACCCTCGTGGGCAAGCTGCACGACATGTCCCCGTCGGCGATGCGCGGCCGCGGCGCCGCGCGGGTGCCGGCTATATTCGATTCGTCCATGGGTGGCAATCCCATGTCGGATTACAGCTTCCTAGGGCTGATGATGCAGCTGTGGGGCGGTTTCAGTTCGGCCATCGCCAACGCCGACCCCGCCGACATCACCGGCCCGGATGATCTGCCGGGCCTGCTGGTCACCTTCATCGAGGATCTGCCGATCGTCGGCGAGTTCGTGACGCTGATGAAAGAGGTCATTAACGGCACCTTCGATATCGGCGACGTGGTGACGGCGATCGAGAACAGCTTCAACACCCTGGGGTCGATGCTGGGGTTGCCTAGTCCACTGTTCGACGTGGATGCCATGGTCGACTGGTTTTCGCAGAACTTCCCGCTCGTGAGCGGTTTGATAGACGCGGTGCTGGGGGGTTTGGATCGGGTGCCGCTGTCGGCGATCGTCGGCGGCGCAAGCAACTATCTTGCCAATCCACACTTCACGTCCGGGGCGCTGTCCGCTGTTGCGGATTGGTCGATAGACACGACCGGGACTCACAGCACGGGTGTTGAGGGTGCCGGTTCGGTGTCGGTCACCGCCGACGGCTACGAGCATTCCTTGTACTCCAACCGGATGGGCGTGTCGGTCGGCCAGGAGGTGCCGATGTCGGTGTGGGTGGACTGGTCGGAGTTGGCGTCGGCCGGTTCGCCGATCCGGCTCTACGCCGTGCCGTTCGACGCCGCCGACGCCGAGTTGCCGTGGGTGCTGCTGGACTCCATCACGTCACCACCGGGCAATGCACCGGATTGGACGCAACTCGTCGGCGAATACACCGTGGCCTCCGGGGTGGTTGAGGTGTCGATGTTGCTGCATGTGGATGCCACGGCGATAACGGGCACGGTGCGGTTCTCCGACGCGGTGCTGGATAAGGACATCGTCGGCGATATCGCGCCGCTGGAATGGGTTGAGGAGCTTGTTCCGAGCCTGAACGGCCTTGAGCAGTACACGCAGGATTTGGTGGACGCCGGGATAGGTGTGGTGACCGGCATTTTCGGGTCCGGTGGGACTGTCGCCGAGTGGATCGACGAGGTGACGTCGTGGTTCGACGACACGCAGGCCACGGCCGGGCAGGCGTCGGATGCGCTGGCTCAGGGTGTCGGCGTCGCACAGTCCATGTTCAACACCTGGTTCGGTGTGTCCACGGCGACCGGTGCCACAAGTGAAGTGGCGCAAACATTTTCGGCGGTGCGCGCCAGTGTTGCGGGCGGATACACATTGCAGACGTTCACCGCGAACAATGCGGCGTGGGCGCCGCCGTCGTCGTTGCGTACCGCTGCGGAGGCGTACGCGGTGGGGATCGGCGGTGGTGGTAAGGGCAGGTCGGGCACCAGCAGCACCGGCGGCGCGGGCGGTACCTCGGGCGGGTTTGTGTCGGTGAAGATAGACCCGTCCACGTTGGCGTCCACACTGGAGGTGACGATCGGTGCGGCCGCGAGCACGGCCGGCGCTAATGGTGGCTTGACCAGGATTAAGAGCGGGTCAACGACTTTGGTTGAGTCGAGGCCAGGTGTGGGGTCGATGTCTGCGGCGGTGGGGCATGTGGCGTCGAGCAGTTTGCCCGGCAACGGCGGTGCCGGCGGCGACGTGGTCGGCAGCAGCGGGACCGCCGGGGTGGCGGGTGATTTGTCGGCGACCGCGACCGGCGGCGCTGCGGGCAGCGGGGCCACAGGCCCTATCGGCGCGACGGCGGGCTCCGGTGGCGCGGGCGGCAACGGCGTTTACACCAATGTTCCGTTGTGCGGGGGCGGCGGCGGTGGTGGCGGC